GTATAGATCATGCATAGTCTATCGTTCCTTTCGATATTTGTTGAAAATATTATATCAGAGATTCGCAACAAGTACAAACCGTAACACATAAACTTTTCTAGGAGGTGATGCAGGTGATCGTAGAGATCAAAAAGACAGAAAGCGGATGCACATATAAATTCGATGATTCAGCTTATCTGGGGAAAAGCGAAAAAGAGCATGAAAAAGTGATCAATGATGTATCAACTATCATAAACGAGCATCTGAGATCAAGAAAGGATAAAACCGCTTAGGCGGTGGAAAGGGACAAGCATGGAGGATTGTTGTTACTGTCAACACAGAAACAGTTGTATGGAACGCAGCCGCTGTTATCCGTGCACATCATACAAAAAGGAAGAAGGGAGAAAGACCACATATGGATTATCAGATGGACGAAAACACAGGAACTGGGCTGTCGCTCTGGGACATGGGAAGAGGCGAACGAGTACGCCAGGAAGAAGAACAAAGGAGAATACATCATATTAGAATGAGCCTTTGGAGAACAAGGTTTATCACAGGTGTTGGAATACTTGTTGGACTCTTCTATGCTTCAGGAGTAGCAATTACATATTCCATATCGGTCAAAGCACCGGAGTCAACGCTGGAGCGCGTCCTGATCGGACTGGCTGTATCAGCAAGCTTCTACGCGCTGAATTCGATCGCAAGGACGCTGGAAAAACAGATAAAAAAATAACACTTCCGGAGGTAACGGAAGTGTTGAATGCAAGACTTTTGTCTCGCAGATATTAAAGACATTATTATCTTAACATCTGTGGGGCAGAAAGTCAAGAAAAACGGGGGTTCTGCCCCATTTTAATACTTGATTAAGATATTAAAGATAGAGGTATACGATGGCAACGAAGAGAGTAACACACACCTTCCGGAAAGGAGACATCCTGGAGGTGAAGGAATACCATGATGGCAGGTATGGAGCAAGGGGACTGCCAAGAGAAAAGAAGAGAAAGCCTACACCGGAGCAGATGGCAGTGGTAAATGCTATGAATAAGGCAGAGACAGCCAGACACAGATTGTTGGAGTACTTTGGAAAAGGGGACTACTTCCTGACGTTGACGTACAGAGTCGAGGCAAGACCTCCGGACATGGCGAAAGCAAAGAAGGATTTCACAAATCTGATAAGTAAGCTAAGGACAAGATACAAGAAAGAACAGATCGAATTGCGCTGGATCCGGAACATTGAGAAAGGGACCAAGGGAGCATGGCACGTTCACATGGTAATCGCAGGATGCCAGGATACGATCCGCTGGGTAGAGGAATGTTGGCCACACGGTGGAATCTATGCAGAGAAATTGGAGAAAAGCAAATACTACGAAGAGGATTTCTCACAGCTTGCATCCTACATCACCAAAAATGAGAAGGTGGGAGAAAAGAGGGAAGACGGAAAGAGGGACAAGCCAAGACTCAGCGAATCCAGTTACAGCACTTCGCGGAACATGCCACTGAAACCACCAAAGAAGAAAAAACTGGCAAGATGGCCAAAAGAGATCAAACAAAAGACCGGCTATTACATTGCCAAGAGCTATGAAGGAATCAATCCAGCCACTGGGTTCAAGTACCGGAGATACACATTGATCCGGTTGAACAGGAGGATTTGAAGACATGAAGACAGTGAAAGTCTACATAGAGACAACGATCACAGGTCCGTCAAAACCGAAGTATGGAAAATATGCGGCAGCTTTAGCGTTTACAAGGAAAAACGGGAAGACGGAAGACCGATTCCTGCAAGGAAGTGAACAGGAAACAACCTATAACCGTAGCGTACTATTAGCCATGGTTCGGGCAATGCAGAGATTCACAGAGCCATGCCATATCATATTCTACACAGGGAATACATTTATCCGCAATATGGTTCAGGCAGACAATCCGGAAAAGTGGAGACGGGCAGAGTGGAGAAAGTCGGATGGAAAAGACATACAGAACAAGGAACTGTGGCAGTTGTTCCTGGAAGAGAGCAAAGAACACGAGATAGAGATCGTATACGAAAACAACAGTGAGTATAAAAGGACGCTTGAAGCGTACTTACAAGGAGAAGAGGTATAAAGATGTTTGAGAAGTTTGGAGAATTTGATTCTTACGAGGAGATCAACCGTGCGGCCAAAGCACAGTTGGAAGAGGGGGACTTAGAAGCAATCAAGACAATCACAGAAGAGAACGGATTGGATCCGGAAGACGCAGAGGACTTTTGCACCGGTGCAATCGAGGAGCTGACAACACCGAGTCTTGCAGCTATGGGAAAGCTGGAACTGGAAGCAAAAGATCTGAGTCTGACAGGAGCATTGAGAGACTGGACGGATTTTATCGAGCAGTTATGTTTAGAGGATGAAAAGATGGCTCTTGCGGTCAGAAGAAAAGGAAAGTCATTGAAAGATTGTATGGCTCTGATCTTAAAGAATGCATTTAACGACAAAGCACAGTTGGATGACAGGATCACAAAGGCAGCAGGACTGACACCACCGTTGTATATCAGCATACCGGGAAAGGCACAGATCAAAGAGATCGTGAGGGAATATTACCTGGGTGAGAAGAAATGAGAGTATACAAAGGGTTCAACAAAAAAAATCAGGCAAAACACGGAAAAGGGACATTCCAGTACGAGAAAGGGAAGACTTACAGGGAAGAGGAAAGCAAAACAAGATCAACTGGATTCCATGCGGCGGAGTATATCCTGGATTGCCTGCAGTGGTATCCAATCGATGGAAAGAACAAATTCTTCCTGTGCGAAGCTGGCGGAAGCATAGACGAAGAAGACGGATGTTCAATGGTCGTATCTACAGAGCTGACATTATTAAGAGAACTGACACTTATGGAGATTGCAATGGCGGCAATGGAATATATGATCATACATCCAAAGAGGGCATGGGAGAAAAGAGAAAGAGGTGCATACGCAGAAAAAGAGCGGTCAAAAGCGATCGGAGAGACAAAGATAGCAATCGCAAGAGGAAAACATCCGGAAGTGAAAGGCGAATACGGAACTGTGATCGGACTGATCGTAGAGGACGAGAAAGGCAAGCCAGTGGCAGCAGGCGTGAGGAAGGTTGACGGAATACAAGCGAAAGCGCATCAGATCTATTCCATGACAGAAGAAAGAGAATGGGTGGAGGTGCAGAAATGAAACGAAAAGCGATTGAGTGCGTTGCACCGAAGAAACCGGTAGGAAAAGGACTCACAGCCACGCTACAGGAGTTGGAGAAAATCCTGATCCTAAATATCTATCAGGCGAAGGAACTGCTGGTACGGTACTGTATCAACTTTGAGACAGGGGAACATGAGTACTGGAAAGAGCAGCATGGTTGGAGAAAAGGCGGTATCCTGAATGCACTGAACAAGGACTGGCGAGATTGGGAATGGAGAACATATGACGATTATCCGAAATTGCAGGAGAAAGACGCCAACAGGATCAAAGAATTGATTAAACACAGAGCGTGGAACAACAGCCCGTGGGAGAGAATCAACGGATTGGAACATAGCTATAACAGCGAGATCAGGGAAAGGTGTGAAACAAACCGGAAAATAAAACTCATGAACCTGATGAGAAAAGTTCCAGGTCGTCCGAAGAATCTAAGAGAATGGTTTTTTGAACAGGCAGCAGGAGAGGATTACATGTTCCGGAACAGGGGAACGAAAGAATTTGTCTGTACGAACTGCGGGGAATCCAACTGGCCGGAAGAAATTAAACGACAGGATGGAGAAAAGAAGATCCGGCACAATGACATGGTATTCTGTCCTTCCTGTGGAAAACTAGTGCAGGCAAAGACAAGAACAGACCATATCGAACAGAAATGGAAGAGCTGCTATCTCATCCAGCCGGTAGATGAAGATACAAGCGTGCTTCGGATCATAGAAGCAAAGGTCGGATGGGACAATGGAAGACATTATGTAGAGCTTGGAGATGAAATCAGAATCTTATTGTACAAGGTCTACTCCAACAGAAAATTGAAGAAGACATACATGATCTATTACGAGGACTCCTGGGATGGATGGACAAAAGGAAACCGGAAAAATCTAAGAGCAAGAGAAGGTTACTTGTATCCGGGAGAATTTGGCCGGATATTAGACGGAACCACTTACAGCGAAGCAACAAGAGTCCTGGAGCATTTATCGAAGACGGGAATGGAACTGAACTACAACAGACTTGTGGCAGGGACAGGACAGATGAAAGGATATGCGCAGAAGATTGAGTACCTGGCAAAAGGGCGCTTTTGGAATCTGCTGAGAGATACGATCGGCTGTACAGACTATCCGGGATATCCGACACAATACTATGGACCATTGGACATGAGAGAGGAAAGCATTGAGGGAATGTTCAGAATCCAAGACCGTCAGAAGATCAACCGGATCCGTGACGAACATGGCGGGAACAGAATGGTACGCTGGATGCAGTATTCAGACGAGACAGGGCAGAAAATCTCGAAAGAGACGGTGCGGTGGATGATAAAGAATGAGATAGAACCGAGAGGCATCCGGGGACTGGAAAAATATATGAGTCCACAGAAGATCATGAACTACATCGAAAGGCAGAAAAAAGAACAATATGCAGGAATGACGGCAGAAGCTGTTCTTGAAGAATATAAAGACTATCTCAGTATGTGTGAAGCGTGTTGCAAAAATATGGCTGACGAGATGGTCTATCGTCCAAGAGAGCTAAAACGCAGACATGATGAAGTTGTTATAGACCAGCAGCAGATACAAATCTTGAAAGAACTGGAAAACAATGCAGAGGGAAAAGAAGCATATGCACAGGAGATGCGGCAGAAGTTTCCAGAAGCAGAAGGGATCCTGAAAGAGATCAAGAGCCGATATGAGTACGAAGATGAAGAGTATAAGATCATTGTACCGAACACGTTAGTGGATATTGTGAAAGAAGGACGTGCGCTGCATCATTGTGCCGGCAGCAGTGAACGATATTTTGACAGGATCGAGAGCAGAGAGACATATATCTGTTTCCTGCGAAGACAGGAAACACCGGGAATCCCATTCTACACGATTGAAGTAGAGCCGGGAGGCACAATCAGACAGCACAGAAGCTATTATGATGAAGAACCGGGAATCGAGGAAATCCGGGTATTCCTGAAAGAATGGCAGAAGGCAATCAGGAAACGTCTGACAGAGGAAGATAAGAAGTTGGCCAAGATCAGCAAGATTAAGAGAGAAGCCAATATTGCAGAGCTGGAAGAGAAAAAGAATACAAGAGTCCTTCAGGGATTGGCGGAAGATTTCCTTGAAGCAGAAGAGATAGAAAAAGAACTGGAGGCGGTTTGATGGAATTAGCACAGTATCAGGATTATGAAGAGTATAAAAAAGCAATGAACACTGTCCTGAACAGGACCGTGGAAGATTTTGTTATGACGGGATATTTGCTGAAGCAGGGAAGAGATACCGATATCTTAAAGGATTCAGGATATAGCAATGTCAATGAATTTGCGTGGGCGGAATATAAGCTTGAAGCTACACAGGTATCAAGATACATCAGGATCAATGACAGATTCTCGGAGGGTGGTTACTCTCCGAGACTGCAGGAGCATTATAAAGGATTTGGCTATGCGAAGCTGGCACTGATGCTGACCCTTCCGGAAAGCGTAGCGGAAGAGCTGACACCGGCATACAGCAAATCAGAGATCCAGGCAGTCAAAGAAGAGATAGAAAGCGAAGAGAAGATCACAGATATCGAAGTCATTTTGGAAGGCGAGAAAGAAGAACAGAAAGAACTCGACAATCTGGAAAAGGCAATCCATCAGATCTGCATGGATGAACCGGAACTGTATCTAAAACTGCATGAGGCAGTTAGAACAAGCGTAGGAACAGGACGGGTCAAAGAGGTATTAGCACCGGACGGGGACAAACTTTACAGCGTAAGACCACAAGGCTGCGGAAGAATTATGCTCTATCTAAACGATGAGAAGGATGAGGTCATACTGCAGGTTGTAAGACAAGGACTGAAAGAAAAGTTTGCCTGGGAGAATATTTTAAGTTATCTCGTCCTGATCACAGAAGAGGAAGATGCAAAACAGAACTGGGAGGAACTTTACGGACAGAAATATCCGGAAAAAGAACAGATTGCACCAGTGCAACCGAAGAAAGAGAAGAGAAAAGAGTCGAAGGTAGTAAAGGCGAAGCTGCCAAAACCAAAAAAACCGGAGAAACAGGAGACGGAGAAACCGGTAGAGCTTCCAAACGACATTCCAGGACAGACAGAGATTGAGAAAGATTTTCCGGAAATGCTTCCGGAAGCAGGGGGGACACCGGAAATACGGAGCGATTTTATCAGAGCGGGACAGCACGAAGAGGAAAATTGCACCAGTGCAATGCCGGAATCTGTGGAGATTGTGGAAAAACCTGTGGATAATTCAGAGCAGATGGAAGAAAATGCGAGAAACACAGAAGCGGGAGCCAATTCAGAACCGGTGGATAAGTCCGAAGAAGAACAGAATCCGGCCGGCAGCAGATGGGAATACATGAAGACAATGGAATTATACAAGATGGCACTGTACATGGCAGCGTCCGTGAAAGAGATGCCTCACATGATGTTGAATTCGGCAGAGTATTGGAAGAAATGGTTAGAAGCAGAGGTGGATGAAAATGGAGATGAACTCAGCAAGAAATAAGGTGATTATATTATGAGCATCGATTATTCAGACATGGCATTTCCGAAATTAGCCTGCAAGAAAAAAAGGAAATCACATAAAAAGAGCATCCTCAAGAGTAGAAAGGGAGTCTGCTATCTCTGTATGATACTCTATGACGATCCTTCCAAGAAGTACACAGAGGAACATCATATCATGTTCGGATCCGGACAGCGTGAACTATCTGAAGCAGATGGACTAAAGGTAGATCTGTGCCGGAATCATCACAAAGAAGGACCGGAAGCAGTCCATAATAACCGAGAAATGCGGGAACTGCTCTGCAGAATAGCACAGACAGAATATGAGCAGACACATACGAGAGAAGAGTGGATGGCGAGATATAAGAAAAATTATTTATAGTTACCTCCGCTGAATGGCGTGGAGATAAAAGTATGTCACAATACTGCAACAGGATAACAAAGACTTCCTCCCTGGATGCGGCAGGGAGGAGAAAGGAGCAGATAAGTGCCAAAAAGACAGAGATCAACAGCTTGGAAAAGCGAGCTGGCTGAAATAAATGCAAAAGCAAGACAAGAAGGAATGAGTTATGGACAGTACGTGGGATTAATGTACTGCGAAGAAAGAGATGAAATGGAAAGAAGGAGAAGATATGACAGAAAGAGACGCGAGAGATTTGGTTGATTGGCTGGATCAGGCAGAAGCAGAAACAAAAGCAACAATTGCAGAGCATGAAAGAATCGATCCTTTTTATGACGGAGTACTTTCAACAATCCAGACATTTCGCGAATATATCAAGAAAATACGTAAGGTGGATGAAGCAGAAGGAGAGAAACAGATGAAAGAGACTATAGCAGATAGCAAGTTTGAGTATATCGAAGAAATCGAGCCATTTTTCTGGTGGACAGGAAGCTTGAACATAAAGCAGGCAATCACACACTTGACAAAGCGGTACGATGAAGAGGAAGCGCACAATCTGTTGGATGAAAAGTTAGAATTTGTGTCTGACTACATGAGAAATAATCACGGAGCTGTCGAGCAGTACGGAATCTACCTCATTCCGGAATTCATGCTTGGATATGATGACATAGAGATTGTGATTGTAGCGGCATCAGAAAACGAGAGGGCTACGGTGGTATTCTCGGATATTCTGGTAGTTAAGCGAGGAAAAAGAGATGAAGAATAAATATTCTAAAAAGCAATTAGAAGAATTGTATAACTGCGAGATTTTCAAAGATACTGGTCTTGATAGCTGTACAAAGTTTTGGGTAGCGCAAGGTTTACCATTCACGGAAGATGGTGAAGATATATTGTTTACATACGCTGACGGATGGAATTTAAATGAGCTGCATGAAAATATCAGAGAAGAAATCAGAAAAAGTGTAATTGTGTTTGAAGGAGAAGAATGACAAGAGAAGAGAAAGAGGATCAAGCACAGCTTGAGTGGCTGCGGAAATGGAAAGAACGACGGAAGGAAAAAAGAGACGTGAGAAAAAAGTCACTGTTTTATAAGATTCTAAGGAAACTCGGAATCATAAAGGACTACGAGGAAGACATAAGAACAAGAATGGAGATGTGCGAAAGAGCAATAAAAGCAAATGTATGTCCTGAAGATTGCGATATTTGCGCATGGGATGTGAAAGGAGGGATTGATTACAATGGTTATATTACGACCAGTAGGAACAATAGGAAACCGTCTGAAGTATCTAAGAAAAATCAGAGGACTGACAAGAGAAGAGGCAGCAGTCAAGTTAGACATGAAGGAGGAAAGACTACAAGATCTTGAAACAGGAAGGAAAGGGCTGACGCTAGGAGAAGCAATCAAATATGCAGATACATATAATGTGTCCATAGATTATATAGCAGGGAGAAAGAAAGTTGAATATTGAAGATGCAATCAGAATCATTAAGGGGTTGGATACATCCAACAGCGAAGAAAACATCGAAGCAAAGAAAATGGCAGTTAAAGCATTAGAGAAGCAGAGACAAAAGAAGATTGAAGAATGGAACGGACAAGCATCGTGCCCACGCTGCAAATTTTGCGGGCAGGCTCTTGATTGGAGTGATGAACAGTGAAAAGAAGTACAGACACACGCTGGAGTCCTGCGGAAATCCAGCAGAACCAAAAAGAACATTATGCTGATATGGCAGAACATCCGCCGGACCAGAAGGCAAGTGAGAAGTTTCACCGGCCGGCATACCAAGCAGGCAATCTGATCGAAGCACAGGGGCAGCAGTTGTGGCATGGAGATGTAGCAGAATACTTGGCGAGAAAGTACAAGATAGGAGATGATGACAATAGAGAAGAGACTGGAAGAGAACAATGTAAAAAACGAGAACGACAGGAAGAAAACCTATCTCAGGGCATACAGAAAACATGGGAAACGAATCAAAAGGATCGAATCAGAGATTGAAGAGATCAGGAACATGAAGATGTATCCTTCATCGAATAATGATGGGATGCCACATGGATCTAATCAAAGCGATTTAAGTTCTTATGCGGCAGATCTTCTGGAAAGAGAGGAAGAGCTGTATCAAGAGGGAATAAAACAGGTACAGACCTATAAGGACATAGAGTGCAGAATCAATAAGCTGGAGAATGAAGATGAAAACGATGTAATGTTTTACAGATACATCAAAGGATATGATTTTTGGGAGATAGCACAATTATTGGATTATAGTGAAAGATGGATCTATAAACTGCACAGAAGAGCGTTGAAAAAAATCCGAATTGATTAAAGAGTACAGTTCGGTACAGTTTCGCCCGTGCTAATATGGTATTGTCGAAAGACAGACAGATACATACGGAACTCCTTGGAAGAGACACTTGCAATCTTACCAGCAGGTGTCTTTTCGTATGAAGGGCACAAGGATACTATGACAGATAAAGAAGCAAAGAAATTTTACAACTCAACATTGTGGAAACATAAGAGGATGCAGATTCTTGAGAGAGATCACTATGAGTGCCAGGACTGTAGAAAGAGATTGAAGGATGCAGTGGCAGCAGGTCACATCCTGCAAGGAGAAGACAGAAAGATTAGAAGAGCTGAAGAGGTGCATCATATTGTTGAACTAAAAGAGCATCCGGAGCTAGGGCTGGAAGATGACAACCTGATCAGTCTATGTGTGAAGTGTCACAATCTGCGACATGGAAGGACTCCAAGAAGATTCCAAAGAAAGAAGAAGCTTGCGAGCAAAGAAAGATGGTAGCTACACTGAGGGCAGACATAGCTTAGGAGGAGACAAGCGGACGGTGCAAGCCGTCGCATGTGCGGTTCGAGTCCGCAGCTGTCCTCAATTTTAAAATAGACCCCCCGGTAAATTCTCGGCGATTTTTCCTGAGTGAAGAACGGGGATGTAGCCATGACTCTGGAGAAATTTTAAAATCTCGCGTGAAAAGGGCAGGGGGGTCAAATTTCAGGACTCACTATAAGAAGGAAAGCTTTCAGATAACTTCAAAAAAAGGCTTAAAAAGAGCGAAAAAAGAAGTGAAAAATTGATAAAAAAGGCATGATTTGAGCGAAAAAGGTGGTGAAAAGATTGACTCAGAGGAAGAAAATACTGACACAGACGGAGATAAAAGAATCGTTAGTAAAGCAGTTGAAGTTGCGTGGAATGAACGCAGAATTCTATAAGGATTTAGTTGATGATTATGTATATTATTGGTCATTGAAAAAGAAACTGATTGCAGATATTAGAAAAAAAGGAATCCGGTATGAAACCATCAATGGGAATGGTGTCAGCGTAGAAAAAGCGAATGAATCTGTGGCCAATCTGCAGAAGACTACAGCAACCATGTTAAAGATTCTTGCGGACCTGAAACTGAAAGAACCAATTCCGGAACCGGAGCAACCGACTGATGGTTACTTGTAAGGAAATTAACGACTATCTCAAATATGCCGAAGAGCATCCGAAATGGATAAATAAAAAGAGAAAATTACTGATAGAAAACATCGTGAAGCCGACATTGAAGCGAAACGATGTTTTTTTTGATGAAAAAACATATAGGAACTGTCTACAGTACTGCAAAACAAATTACTACGAACTATTTCCATTCCAAAAGTTCATTTATGCGTTTGCATTTATGTATGTGGATGACATTCCGGTATTTTCAAAGTTCTTCATCAAGGAAGGACGTGGAAATGGTAAAGATGGATTTATCGTGCCGCTGGTAAATTTCTTTCAGACTCCGCTCTACGGAGTGAAAAATTACCATGTTGAAATTGTGGCGAACTCAGAGAGCCAGGTTAAGGACACATTCAAGGTAGCTTATGACATGCTACATGATAATCCAAAATTCAAGGGAAAGTTTTCGGTCACAAAGGAACTTATCACGAACCTGGCAACAGGATCGGAGATGAAATACAACACTTCGAACGCAAAGACCAAGGATGGTAAGCGAACAGGATGTCTTGTCCTGAACGAAATCCATGCCTACGAGAACTATGACCAGATCAATGTATTTGAATCCTCTTTTGGTAAGGTCAAGCATTCGAGAGAGTTCATCATTACAACAGATGGATATGTCAGAGACGGTCCACTAGATGAAATTTCGGCAATGTGCGCTGAGATTTTGGAGACGGGAGAGAATCTGCTAGGGTACTTCCCGTTCATTTGCGAGATTGATGACATGAAAGAAATCGATGATCCGGAGGCATGGCACAAGGCCAACCCTTCAATGGAATACATGCCAATTCTTGCGAATCAGATCATGCATGATTATCTGGAAATGAAGAAGATTCCCTCAAAGCGTGCTGAATTTATTACAAAACGAATGGACAGATCGGCACGAAAGGAAGAGGAGACGGTCACAACATGGCAAAATGTCATGAGAGCATGTTATGAAGGCGAGACAATGGAAGAACTGGAACGAAAGATTCCGCGGATAACATTGGATACGCGAGGACAGGCAGCAGTGATCGGCATTGACTATGCGGATGTGCGCGACTTCGTATCAGCGGGCGTTCTGACCAAGACAGATGATGGAGAATGGATATGGAGACAACACACATGGATCTGTGCAGACTCTCCGTTTATCGATTCTATTAAATTTCCATTGCGAAATGCTGGACAAGCAGAATTTGAGGACTTTGAAGTTGTTCCTGGACCAGTAATTGATGTGAATCTGGTTGTTGACTGGTGCATGGAACAGATGCGAATTTTTGATATAAAGAAAATTGCAATGGACACATACAGATACACATTATTCAAGCAAGCCTTTGAAGAAAGAGGAATTTCTATTGAAGACAAGAAGAATCCACATGGCATTGTCAGACTGATTCGAAAGATAACATCAGCCACTGGGATCATCGCACCGTTCATCCAGTCCATGTTCTCACAGGGGATGATCAACTTCGGACCATCAGCAATCATGCGGTGGTACACGAATAACACAAGCGTGAGCGAGGATAAGTTTGGAAATAAGAATTTCGGCAAGATAGAACCGAAATTGAGAAAAAATGATGGATTTATGGCCTTCGATGTGGCTATGTTCTGCAAGGATGAGCTGGAAGTTCAGATAATCTATGTTTAATAGGAGAAAGAGAAAATGTTTGATTTTTTATTTCAAGATAGAAACAAAGAGATACAGTCTTTGGCAGAAATCATTGCAGTTGACATGGAAAAGCTGAATCTTTCAAAGCTTGCCATTGAGAAAGCAATTATGATGATCGCCAAGGCAATAGCGAAGTCTGACATACTGATCCAGACGGAGAGCAAAGAAAAAAATAAGAAAGAATACAGGCTAAATGTACAGCCAAATGACCATGAATGCGGAACAGTGTTCTGGACGGAAGTGGTTAAGCAGCTACTAACAGAACAAGAAGCCCTGATTATTCCGCTAAATGGTAAATATTACAGAGCAACATCATGGTCACACACAAATGAAGTGACGCTGAAGCGGAATTACAAAGATGTGATGTTAAGCTGCGGAGGTGAAAATTTTACAACTTCCAGCATATTTCAATCTGATGAAGTGATTCATCTAAGATATGACAATGCAAGGATCCGATTGTACTTACAGAATGTAGTAGGGCAATTTGATAAGACGGCGGATTCCATTAATGCAATGATGCAGCTGTCCAGCCAACCAAGATTCAAACTGAAGCTTGGAACGAATGCATTATCATTCAGAGAAAAGCAGGCAGATGGTACAGACAAGGTAATGACAAAAGACCAGTATGTTTTAAAAATTAAAAAACTACTGACGTCAGATGCCCTTGAAGTTCTGACAGAACAAGAGAATGCATCCGTGGAACAGCTGCAAATAAATACAACAGTGAAAGCTGAAGAACTGGCAAAGATGGCTTTGCAGATCAATAACGAGGTGGCAAATGCTTTCGATATTCCAGAGGCTGTATTTAATGGCAATATCACAGAAAAATCAGACGCAACAAATGAATTTATCACATATGCTGTCAGTCCGATAGCAGAAGTGATAAATGATACTTTGACAGCTTATGTTGTCGGAGAGGATGATTACTGCAGCAAAAACGAGAAAGTCATGGTATGGCTTGCGCGCTTTAAACATGTTGATGTTGTGGATAGTGCAGTAAATCTTGATAAACTCAGAGGAATTGGATTCCATCTCGACGAAATCAGAGAGATGGTCGGATATCCGTTACTCAATACAGAATTCAGTACAGAGCGAGCTCTGACAAAGAATTACGGAGGGGAGGGAAACAACAATGCGGCACAAGAAACCTGATTCATAGGAGGTGATCCAATTATCTCGGAGCTGTCCGTTAAACAGTAATACCAAAGAAAGGAAAATAACATGGAAGCAAAGAAGTATTATTTTTTGGAGTCAAAAAATAATGTAGCAGATCTGTATATCTTTGGGGATATCACATCATGGCCGTGGAGCGAGAGTGATGTATCGGCCAGCGGAATTGTGAAGGAACTACAGAGTCTTGAAGTATCAGAGATTAATGTGCATATTAACAGTTATGGCGGCGAAGTTGCTGAAGGACTGGCAATCTACAATACGCTGAAGAACAGCAACATGAAGGTTACAACAGTCTGTGATGGATTTGCGTGTTCTGCGGCATCGGTCATTTTTATGGCAGGAGATGAGCGCGTGATCAATGAAGCCTCATTGCTGATGATTCACAATGCGTGGACATATACAAGCGGAAACGCTGAAGAGCTAAGGAAGGCAGCAGAAGATCTTGACAAGATTACCCAGGCATCAGTCAATGCTTATATGAGCAGGGTATCCATCTCGGAAGACAAAGTGAGAGAACTTATGGACAATGAGTCATGGATCACAGCGGATGAGGCTGTAGAATATGGATTTGCAACAAAGACAGAGAAAAATGATGATGATGGAATTAAGCAATCAGCTTTCGGAATCATTAGAAATGCTGTCACCAAAACAGAAATTGCACCGGTGCAACAGGCAGAGCTAGTTGTAGATACACACGCACTTGCAGAAGAAGTGGCAAACAAACTGAGCACAATGTTTGAAACATTGCAGACACCGAAACAGAAACACAAAGATAGTACCGGCTGGGGTATTTTTTTTGAAGGAGGAAATAAAGAATGAGAATTGAAGATTTAAGCCAGGAAGTCAAAGATAAAGTAAAGCAGCTTCTTGATAACGCTCCGGCAGAGGAGAAAGCAGAAGCAATCATGCAGTCAATCGAAATGATCAATGAAGCAGCACACGCCGATCTGATTCAGCAGGTAGTAGCAGAGGCTGAAAGAGCAAGCAGAGATGCTGAGTACAAGAGCAAACTCGGACTTAGAAACCTTTCGCAGGAAGAGAAGAAATTCTACGAGAACTTTAAGGATATCAAGCAGGCATTCACAGCAAACCAGATCGACATCATTCCGACAGAGATTATTGATCGTACACTGGATGATGTTAAGAAAGCATCGCCAATCCTGAAACTTGTAAATATGGCACCGGCAAACGTGAAGAAATGGGTTGTGGCATCTCATTCAGGTGCAGCGGTTTGGGGTCCTCTTACGGACGCTATCAAAGGCGAACTTTCAGCAGAGGTAACAGCTCTGAATATTGACCTTCACAAGCTCACAGCTTACCTTGTTATTCCAAAATCAATCAGAGAGCTGTCTATGGAATTCGTTGACAGATATTTCATGGCTATTCTGTCTGAGGCCATGCAGGACGGACTTGTAAAAGGATACCTCGATGGAGATGGAAAGACAGGTCCAATCGGAATCTTTCGTCAGATTGGAACCGTAGAGTCAGCCGGAACAAATAAAGCAAAAACTGTTCTCACTACGGTTACAAAATTCTCTCCGAAGGGACTTGCTCCGGTGAGAAAAACTCTTACTAATGATGGAAAACGTGTGGTTGATAAGATCTATCTTATCTGCAATCCGTCAGACGAAGCAGAATATGTGGATCCGTGTATGTACGGAGAGGCTCTGACAGGCGGATATGTCAACAAGTCATTCATTGACATCGAAAAAATTGTTGATGCTAACTGTCCAAAAGGAAAAGCTGCATTTACAATCGCCGGATACTACACAATGGGAACAGCAGGAGTTCGCGTTGATGAGTATGATCAGACAAAAGCGATTGAGGATGCAGATCTTATCGTGGCAAAATGCCACGCAAACGGTCGTGCGGTTGATGACAACGTTGCAGTTGTCTTTGATGTTACAAAGCTTGAAGAGTACGTTCTTCCAGTAAATCGGGTAACAGTGCCGAAACAGGCCTAAGCTAGAGCAGGAGGCAGGACATGAACGAGAAAGAACTTGCCAGTCTTGTAGAAGAAATGCGGGAAGAGTTCCAGATCCCGCCATACTACGAGGACAAGCAACTTGCAAATTTGGCAAAAGAAGGTGAACACGCAGTTGGGAGATTGAATCCCGGCTGCAGTATCACAGAAGACTTGACCTATCGAATGCTATTGAAAAATTATATGTATTATGCTTACCATCACAGAGTCAGCGAGTTCATGGAAAATTATTCCAGCATGATCTTGACCTGGCAGATGGAGACGGAGGTGGATGCAGATGGCAATGCCTGAGTATACAGACGGAGTCTTAGAACTGTATGAGATAACAAATGATGAGTCAGAAGACTATCCGGAGGAGAGACTTAAGTACACCGGATTACGTATTTGGTATCGTGAGCTTGCAGTGTATGACACGACAAGAGCCAAACTGTCAGCAGACAGCGTTGAGGTTACTTATAAGCTTGCTATACCGCAGTACAAGAAAATCAACAGCAAATACATCTGTCTCATCGATGGGAAACAGCATGAAATCTATAATATTGCTCATACACCTACGAAAGATGGATTTAAAGAGTCGGAGCTGACATTGAAGACACCGGCATATGAAAGAGAGGTAATCGATGACACAGAAAGAACTGAGTGAGATCTTGCACGATACTGGCTGCCCGGTGAATGAGGGAGTCAGTAGTCTCAAAAATGAAAAGGCTTTTCCAAGAATTGATTACTGGGAGATTCTGTGGGAAGACACAATGGCATCCGGCGACGATTATGAGAATGAGATTACATGGCAGATTAGTTTTTACGCTAGAAAGCCACGCAATCCGAAACTGATCGCACTGAAAAAACGTTTGAATGAGCTTGGCTACCATCCGACCATTGCTCACGAATACGTGACAGAAGACCGTGTATGGCATTCTTACTTCTCAATTACAACTGATGGAATGATTGGATGAGCAGCGAGATTACATTTTACGATGGAGAGCTTGAAGACTTCGAGGCGTTGTTGAAACAGTATTCCGAGAACGTAAGCCCGGACAAAGCACTTGACGCAGTGGAAGAGGGGGCAAAGGAGTTCGTGAATGATCTTCTGAGACTCCCAAAACCACGAAGTCAGATCACCAAAGCGGGGTACACGCATATCGTGAGTACATTCGCACTGGAAAGAACTGATAGCGGAATTAAGGTTGGATGGGGCAAGTATTACGGTCCAATGCTTGAGAATGGAACCAGGAAGATGGCAGCAAGGGCACACTTGAAGCCACTCTTTGAAAGAAACAAGGAAAAATACTACAAGAAGATGACAGAGAGCATCTTCGGTTAGGAGGTTGACTAATGTCTATTAATACAAAAAAACCGGCCATGAAACAGACAGTCGGAGCACAGTATATGTGTTTTGCTGATGCAACAGAGGACAACGAGTACAACGGTACTTATGAAGCTGATGTTGAGAAGACAGAGGTTGTGAAGAGTGTAAAAGTCACAGAAAACTCTGAGACGAGTGATGCGTATGCATCCGGAAAGATTTACGATTCTGATTCACCAATGTCCAGTATTGATATCGAGGTATCTGTGATCGCATTCCCGGACGATACAATCTCCAGGATGCGTGGAGAGACAAAAGGAACAAGTGGGCTTATCCTTGCCGGAGGAAACAGTGAAAGACCATTCTTCGCTTATGGCAAGGTTGTGAAACTGAAAAACGGAAAATCTCGTTATGAGTGGTTTCCAAAATGCAAGCTTGTTGAGAACTCCGATGATATTGCAACATCTGAAGAGAAAGCAAGTGAGCAGACAGACACGATCAAGATTAGAGCATATCCGTTTGACGCAGCAGGAAATATCGTGAGCAAGGTCACAGAGTCCACGGCACCGGCGGGACTTACAGAAGAGAAGTTCTTCGCAAAACCGATTCTGACGGATGCAGATCTTACAACAGCGGTAGGAGCGTGAAAGGAACAGGTGGCACATGAATGCAGGTAAAATCATAAAGCTTACAGATGGGACAACCATTGAAGCAAAAATGAATTTTGGAACAATCTTTTATCTTGATCAGATAGGTGGCTCAAAGCTCGGACGGAGAATTGACAAACTTGAAAAGATTGGAAAAGCAACTGACAGCGATAAAATGAATTTTGCAGCGAAGCTTATCTATGCAATGGTAAGAAGCAATGGGAGAAAAGTGACATTTGATGAAGCACTTCAGCTTGTGCCACCGGATCCGACAGAACTTCTTGAAGTTGTAGAGGCTTATCAGAAAGAAGTTGACAAAATTAAAAAAAAAGAGGAATCGAAAGCACAGATGAAAGCATTCAGCTCGAGATAAATTGGGCTGAATATATGGTTGATGCGAGAGAGATGGGAATGACAGAGGACGAGTTCTTCCATTCATGCCCAGTCTTTTTTTGCGAACAATATGAGATATTCTGTGAGAAGAAAGCGAGGAAGGTGAGGACGTTATATGGCGGATGAACTGAAGAGAGTTGGATTAGTGTTTAAGGCAGATGGTGCAGCAGACTTTCAAAAGACGATGCAGCAGGTAAATACAGCCGTTCAGGAAAATAGTAATTCGTTTAAACTTGCAAAAGCGGCATGGGATGACAGCACTACTGCAGTTGAAAAGTTAAAAGACCGTCAGGAATATCTGGCAAAACAGACGGACGTTTATTCTGATAAAGTGGAAATTCTGAAGCGTGAGCTTGAAGAAATGGAATCTGCAGAAAACAGAAATGAGGATGCAATCCGAAAGAAGCAGAACCAGCTTACAAGCGCACAGATTAGTTTGACAAAATATCAGAAAGGCCTTGCTGAAGTAACAGAAGAACTTGAGAGCGGTGCAGCAGAAAGTAAGGAACAAATCAGGAAATTATCTGATGAAATTGCAGAGTCTACAGATAAAATTAAGGCGAATGAGATTGAAATCGAAGCTCTTAAAGCGAAATATGACGATCATACAAAGTCG